GGGGATACCAAACTTCCTATACTCAAAAAGAGCAGATTTGGTTATAGAATTGATAACCTCCCAGTTTCCAGAGAATTTCTTCTTGATCCAAGAAAATATATCATGAATATCATCTAAGTCCTTACGAAAGACAAGTTCATTAGATTCGTTCATTACAGGTATCCTCTTGAGAAAAGAAGTAAGATGGACAGGAATCTCAGACATAACATCAAAATCCTTGACACAATGAGTAGCTTCTAAACCGAATTTAGTATAAAACCGGAAGAAGTCAACAGATTTTATGCCAAGATGCTTTGGGAGGGATATCCAGGAGTCATCACCATAATAAAAGGCGAAGGTCAAATCCTTAATCCTTTTAATAGAAAGGCTAGGGAGACTTTCCCCATCAGCGTTCTTACGAGTTTTACTCCAGAGATGTATAGAGGCTGTAGTAACAGTCTCCAAATAAAGGGAGTTGAGCTGGGCAGTTATAGAAATACCGGAGGGCATTCCATCCTCAACCTGATATAAAACAGTACCAACTCTATGAACACAGTGGTAACAAGATTTGAGAAAAGTATAACGGGCGAGAGATAATTCATCAGACTCACCATACCAAGCATTTATAGCACGTGCAAGGTGTTTGCCAACTGCCCATTTCTGGTGGTTGTCAAATCCTTTTTGGTCCATAGCATAAATCTGTTTATCCGGGTCATTCATCTCCCTAAACATTGCTCGAACAGCAACATCTTCAGTAGACATTCCCACAGCGCAGGAACTCAACCCAACAGCCTTGAGACGACCATCTTCTAAAGCGGAAATAAGAGCACCAAACAGCATCCTAGCAACTAGAACGTGGAGAATATCTGCAGTGAAGTACAAACGGGTCTTACAAGCGTCTATTTTAGTTAGAGCAACAGTTTCATCTTTAAGCTGGTCGGTAACATACCAAAAGGGAACAATTCCGTTTTTGAGTAAACCCATAACAGAATCAAGATCTTCTAATATCTTAGGGTGAAAGTCCACCATGTTAGCTTGGGGAATTTGAATCCATGAAGCTTTTGATGCTTGTTTTCCCATCTTTATAGCAAGGGAATTATAAGGTTCTCCGGCTGAAGCATTCAACTTCATAGGGGAAAGGGCATGCATACCCAGAACAGCTTCGTGAGGAGTAAGAGTACGTGTTAGGCCATTCTGATACTTGGGAACATAAGTAAGAGTGGAAACAGCACTCTCAAACAAAACTTTAGGAGAAACATCATCAATATCCAAAGGGATAACAGTCTGCCTCTTATAAGCTTCAAGTAGAGGATCTCTACCCAAGTGGTCTTGAGAGGAAGTAAGAGTGGCAGGAAAGGTAGTGGGAGGAGCGATTACTCCGTGGAAGGGACCAGGAGCTAAACGAGATTTCCTACTTATATGGAGGAGGGGCTCATCAATGCTAAGGATTCTAGCGTGAGCAGGGTAGGTAGGAAAGACTTTATCCAGTTGTTCAGGAGTAAATTCTTTCTGTTTGAAGATAGGATCAATCTCTTCGGGGACATCAGGAGAAGAAGTTCCCTTAACCATGGAGACAAAACCTTGAGTAAGATTTGGGACATCATAAACACCTTCAAAAGCGTCATACACAGCTTGAATATCTTCTTGAGTAAGAATAGTACATTGAGCATTACGACCATTACCAGAGACGTGGTATCCAATAAAATTGCGAGAGCCTAGAGAGCCGCGATGGGAAGCATATAGGGAACCACAATCTCCTGCAAAAGTAGCATGTCTAAAGGAGAAGACAGTACTAACATAAGCATCATCTAAAGAAGATGACTCAGAGGTCATCCACGTTTGAGTAGTTGGAACAACAGTCTCAGATATGGTGACAGTAGCAACAGTTCCATCTTCTTTCTTCAAAAAGTGAACAAAAGAATCGTGAACATAAGACACGTCATCATCATTAATAAACCTATGGGAGATTTCAGGGAAAGATGGTAGTTGCTTAAAAACAAGAAAAGCACACATATCCATATCCGGTCTGATATAAACCTGTGTGGAAGAAAAATCTATAGAGACGGATCCAGAATCTGATCTTAAAGTACATGGACCAGCATCCATAAGAGTGGCAAGATAGTGATGGGGCATAATCACATACCTACCACCAGGAGAAATAGCTCTATAAGAAACATCAAAAGGAGTTTCTATAAAGAGAGTATTCCTAGATATGGTTTTAGTGAGGTCAACAGCTGTACTTTGTGATCTGTACAGGGTGCCTCCTCTAACTTTACCTCCC